TCCAGAAGAAGATTTATGGAAACACTATTTTACATCATCTAAAAAAGTGAAATACCTTATTGAAGAATACGGAATTGATTCCTTTGATGTAGAAATAGTATCTCGGCATGATTCTTACGAAGAATGTTTTTGGGAAGAACAACGACTGATCAAAGAATCTAAAGATAACCCCAATAGATTGAACAAAGCCTGGGTAGATCCGAACACCGGCAAAAAAGTTTTGACAACCTGGAACGAGACTGAAGAAGAACAAAAACTTAGAATAGAAAAAATGTCTCTGAATAAAAAAGGGCGTTTCAATTCAAACGGGCATTATGGATTAAGACACACTGAAGAAACAAAGCAGAGAATGCGCGAATCTCAAGCAAAACTGGCATATAAACATTCTGAAGAAACTAAGCAAAAGATGAGAGGCAAAACCCGCAGTGAAGATCATGCAAAAAAACTCAGAGAATCATTGAGAGGTAAGCCTTGGTCCGCTGCTCGACGACAATCGTTCTTAAACAAACAAAGGAAAAACAATGACAACACGCCCGTTTGACGTTTCACGTTTCCGCAAGGAAATCACAAAATCAATCGATGGACTTACCATCGGTTTCAACGATCCCACTGACTGGATCTCCACAGGCAACTATGCCTTAAACTACCTCATCTCCGGCGACTTCAACCGCGGCATCCCACTGGGCAAGGTCGCTGTGTTTGCCGGGGAATCGGGTGCAGGCAAGAGCTATATCTGCTCGGGCAATATCATCAAGAATGCCCAGGAACAGGGCATCTTCGTAGTATTGATCGACTCGGAGAACGCTCTAGATGAAGCATGGCTGCATGCTCTTGGCGTGGATACTTCGGAGTCGAAACTGCTGAAACTCAGCATGAGCATGATCGACGACGTGGCCAAGACCATCAGCACATTTATGACCGATTACAAAGCTCTGCCCGACGGCGAGCGTCCCAAGGTCCTGTTTGTGATTGACAGTCTGGGCATGTTGCTAACACCCACAGACATCAACCAGTTTGAGTCAGGCGACATGAAAGGCGACCTGGGTCGCAAACCCAAGGCACTTACTGCCCTAGTGCGTAACTGTGTGAACATGTTCGGCAACTACAACGTGGGCTTGGTGTGTACCAATCATACCTATGCCAGCCAGGACATGTTTGATCCCGACGACAAGATCTCGGGTGGACAGGGCTTTATCTACGCCAGCTCGATCGTGGTGGCCATGAAGAAGCTCAAGCTCAAAGAGGACGAGGATGGCAACAAGATCTCGGATGTCATGGGCATCCGTGCTGCCTGTAAGGTCATGAAAACACGCTACGCCAAGCCCTTTGAAGGTGTGCAGGTCAAGATTCCTTACAGTACCGGGATGAGCTTGTACAGTGGCTTGACTGATCTGGCTGAAAAGAAAGGAGTCCTCAAAAAAGATGGCAATCGACTTGCCTTTACGTCCAGGGACGGTGAGACTATCAAGTATTTTCGCAAAGGGTGGGAATCTAACGAAGATGGTTGCCTTGACAAGTTAATGCAGTCGTTTGGAGATTTTGATGGGGAGTTATCTATCCAGAACGACGATGACTTGGTAGAATAAGATACGGATACATAGCAGTCTGCTAAATACAAACAGGAGATTGCTATGTATTATATCTATGCTCTATTAGATCCGCGCACTGGACAACCATTTTATATAGGCAAAGGATCAAAGAAGAATCGACGTCATTTAGATCACTTTACTGAAACTGTTGAGTGCACTTCTAATAGACACAAGACTTTCAAACTAAATGCCTTGAGAGAACTTGGATATGAGATTCCTGTTATGGTATTAGCCGATGACATAGACAATGAGAATTTGGCTTACAACCTAGAAACTGAATTTATAAAAAAGTATGGCCGGGAAAATATTGATACCGGCGGTATTCTGACAAATATTTGTCTAGATCGTCGGCCGCCTAATCCCCGAGGTAGAAAGCAATCGCCTCGGCATGTAGCTAACAGAGTTGACAGTTATAAGAAAACATGTAGAGAGCAAGGACGAAAGCCCCATAGCGAAGAGACCAAAAAGAAAATTAGTCGTCCAGGTACATCAAATTCGTTTTACGGAAAAACACACAGCGATAAATTCAAGTCAGAACACTCGGCCAGGATGAGTGGTAACAAAAATAATAGCAAGACGTATGTGTTTACCTCACCAAGTGGAATCTGTTATACTGTCACTGGTGAATTTTACAAATTTTGTCGTAGTCATGGATTGTCTATCGGTACTATGGAAAAATCTTTAAAAAGTGGTCGAGTTCCGCAGTCTGGTAGATGTAATGGGTGGAAGGTTATAAAATTATCAAAGGACACAGAATGACCGAGCAGGTAGCCGCTGAAATTTGGCGCGAGATCAAACGTTACATCAATCCCACGGAACGCAGCGAAGCAGCTGATACCATACTCGCAGTGATGATCGATCATGACTGCGATCCCGATGACATCAAGTCTGCTTTTGCCGGTGACCAGGAAATGAAACGCGCCCTTAGCGATTATCTTGACCAGCACGAAGCCGATCCCGATGACTACGACGAAGAGGAAGATGACGAAGACGACTGGAACTAACCATGTGGTATAGCCGTGTGGTAGCCAGCTTGGATTCAATTCCTGATTTCATAGCCCACTATGAACGGGAATTGGATTCCGCTAAATCAGAGTGCCGTATTGGTGGACACGTAGAAACTAATATCAAAGAGTTGCCGGGCATCACCGAGCATCGTTTCAATCAGCTGCAAGAGATTGAAGCGGTGCTCAATTACCTCAACATCCAATTACGCAAGATACGCCGTAAGCATTTTAAAAAGTATCTTGAGAGCTATGCCCGTGCCCTGACCAGTAGGGACGCTGAAAAGTATGTGGACGGCGAGGACGAAGTAGTGGATTTTGAATCCATTATCAATGAAGTGGCTCTGCTGCGAAATCGCTGGTTGGGTATCATGAAAGGACTGGATACCAAACAATGGCAACTGGGCCATATCGTAAGACTACGCACAGCTGGTATGGAAGACGTGCAGGTATAAAAACAACCGCTTGCGGTGTTTTTCCATACATAACTCAAAGGAGTCGTGTATGAAACCAACAGCATTTGTCACAGGCATGACCGGTCAAGACGGGCCTTACTTGGCCCGCTTGTTACTGGAAAAAGGCTATCGTGTGTATGGACTGATCAAACGCTACAGCAATCCCAATCTAGACAACTTGCGATGGCTGGGCATTGAAGATGATGTAGAGTTGGTCACTGGCGATATCACCGATGATGGATGCATGAATCATCTCATGCGCCAGATACGCCCCCGGGAATTCTACAACCTAGCCGCACAGAGCTTTGTGGGCGTGAGCTGGGACCTTAACAAACTCACCACTGAGGTCAATGCTATGGGGCCTCTCAACATCCTCAATGCCATACGTCAGCATTCAGCGGAAACTCGATTCTATCAAGCATCTACATCAGAGATGTTTGGCAACAGCACTGGTGGTCAGCAAAACGAAGATACACCATTCCATCCACGCAGTCCCTATGGAGTGAGCAAGCTCTACAGCCACTGGATCACTGTAAACTTCCGAGAGAGCTATGGACTCTATGCATGCTCGGGTATCTTGTTCAACCACGAATCGCCCCTGAGAGGTCGAGAGTTTGTGACACGCAAGATTACCGACGGGGTGGCACGTATCAAACTAGGTATGACCGATAGTTTGTCCTTGGGTAACCTAGATGCGCGTCGTGATTGGGGATTTGCCGGAGATTTTGTCAAAGCCATGTGGATGATGATGCAACAGACCGAAGCACGAGACTACGTGATCGCCACCGGTGAGCAACACAGCATCCGAGAGTTCCTGGACATCGCCTTTGATCATGTGGGATTGCCGCACTGGAGTCAGTACGTGACATCAGACCCTAGATTCAAGCGGCCTGCAGAACTACACAGTCTTTGCGGTGATAGTCGCTGTGCTAGAGAATTGTTGGGCTGGGAACCTTGCGTGACCTTTGAACAGATGGTACGCGATATGGTAGATGCGGATCTAGATCGTCTCAGCTAACGACAGGCGTTTCAAAGGGTCGCCAGTGGCGATTTCGTTAGTGGTCCATTCGGTATGGCATAGCTCAACCAACCACAAGTCTCTATCAGGTCGCGCGGGGCTGTTGATTTGTTTCCAGTTGAAGTTGGCCACAGGTGCTGCCAAGCTACTGCTGTCACAAAACACTGGTACTCCCTGTAATGCAGCAGCCACACCGGCACCGCTGTTGTGATTAATCACTGCCCAGGCATTCACCAGACTTCGATCCAAATCAAAATTGTCATAGGTGTTGGGTTGACGCAGCGGTGTATCCAGCGTGCAGCCCGCAGGAACCTGTACTACTTGTCGGGGATGCTGTCGTATGCGTATAGGGCGATCCGAATACTCGCGCAGGTCACGCACAGTACGATCTAGCCACTGTTGCATAGGCGGCTGGCCCGCCCACTGTTCGCTGTCTCCTCTCTGCATTAATATCACTAGATCCTGCCCTGTAGTCTGCCAAGGCCGGCAATCAATACCTAGCTGCTGGGGTCTTTGATGATCTAGGCCGTCGCCCCAGTATGCCCGGCTGCCTAAGCCATTTACTCCCATTTTCCAGGTGTGCCCACGGCGTAGAGTGCCTACTTCCAGCACTATCACAGGTCGATTGGTGGCTCGGAAAGCACGCCATACTTCTTGGTTGGGTCGCATGCGTCCGGCCCATACAAGGCTCCATATCACCGCCACATCCGCAGTCATGTCATGGTCGATCACTGTGTGCCCCAACCGTGCGGCACCGTTGCGGAAAGCCTGCCACACTGACCGGCTGTTGAGAGCACCCCATTGATCGAAAACGCTGATACGCATGATAGATTAAATAATTATCATTATGTACAAAGTCAATGACGTTTGGTGGAGTCCCGAACCTCCCGAGGGTTTTTTTAGCCAGAGGTTGGAACCGCAGATAGACATCTGGTATCAGCAAAGATATCGCTATTGGGTATTCAAAAACATCCCTTGTAAACGCACTATGATCGACGTGGGAGCCAATATTGGCATATTTGCCCGTCCCAGTGCAGAAATTTTTGAACGAGTGATCTGCTTTGAGCCTGTTAGTGCCAATTTTGAAGCACTGAAACTCAATATGGCCGGTTGTACTAATGCCGTGCTGTACCCACTGGGTCTGAGCGATCGTGCTCAGACAGTGATGTTTGAGATGCAAAAAGACAAATGCGGATGCAGCCGTCAAACTACCACAGCCACTACGGATCCCAACTTTGTCAACTATGAATGTGAGCTAGTGACCTTGGACAGTTTTGAATTTGACCAAGTAGATTGGATCAAGGTAGATGTGGAAGGGTTTGAGATGTCGGTACTGGAAGGTGGTCGAGATACCATCAAACGCAACAGGCCCTGGCTATTACTGGAGCGCAATGGCCAAGAACAACTGCACCGTGAATGGCTCAATGATCTTT